ATATACCAGTTTTTGCTGGCAGCCCGATAGAAATATCGGGCTAACCTTAGGCGCCGCCCTGAGAAGGGTGGTTGCCTTAAGGGAGGGAGGACTGACAACAAATTGGTGCCGAACAGCTCTTTTCTTTGGGAGATACGTAGCGGCCTTGCGAAAAACGCAAGGCTGGCGAGGTGTAGTGATTCGCCTGAAGGCGAATGCAACACTGCTGCAGCAAGTTGCCGGAGGGCACAAGCTGGACAACCCTCGCTTACTAGGATGCGCGGTATCTAGGTCGCGGAACGGTATTCCACGTGTAATTCCCATCGTGCACCGGAAACGGATCATGTCGGGTGACAGATGGGCTGTCAGGATATGGCTCTCTTTCTTTTGGCTCTATCGAGTAATCGAAGTGCCAGGGAACCTGAAGCTAAGTACGATTACACAACCTTTCGAGGTTAATTACCTTGTAATTATGGAATGGATCCGGTGGCTAGTCTTATTCCTTCCAGTATTTCTGGGAACTGTAGGACGCGCACAGGATGCGCAAGTGTTCGTTCAGAAGCGTCGAAGCGGGTTTTTAACCAGATCCGAAACGTCTTCGTTACTGCAACTTTTAGACAAGCCTCTAGATTTTGTGGAACGTTTGACCGCGCTTTGGGCGCCCAACGTTGAATCTTCAGCGAAGGCGTCAACCCCTAAAAAGGAATGGAAGTCACTTATGAAGCCGATCCTTACGAATCTACAACCCCGTCCCCTCATGTTGCTAAATTCAGGACCAAACAGTGCCAAAGGTCAGGATGAGTCTCCTGGTCAAAGTACCCGAACAAACATCGGATCGATCCTTACGGATCTGAAACTTTGGATGGATGACCCCGAGACACTTTGGTCTTCAGTCAGGGGCCTGTGGCCACAAGCTGCAGGTTTTGCACAGACTCTTCTCGCTCAAGCGAAAGCTGTTTATAAGCAATTAGAGTCGTTTGGTATCGCTGGAGAATACGCTGTATTCTTCAGACAGAACTCCGGTGGTGCGTGGTCTTCAGACCCGTTACCAGGATTTTCCGCTCCATGGGGGCTCGGGAAACTTGGATTCATAACTGAACCAGCTATGAAAATCCGGGTAGTTGCGATGTGTGATAGCCTCACGCAGATGTTACTACGGCCTCTCCACGATGCCGTGTTCGAGATCTTGAAAGAGATCCCGCAAGACGGGACCTTCGATCAGGAACAGCCTGCTAGAAACCTAGCGAAAGCGATGGCAAAGGCAGGGCTTAGTAGTTATTGGTCTTATGACCTCAGTGCTGCGACTGACCGATTCCCAGTAAGTCTGCAACAGGGACTCTTGGGACTATTAATTGGCCCAAAAGTCGCGCTTCATTGGAGGAAGTTACTCACTTCCCGTAAATTCAATGTACCCCGTTGGACAGGGGTAAGACGGCCTGTACCAGTCGGTACACCGAGGCAACTACTTTACGCAGTTGGCCAGCCCATGGGGGCTTACACCTCCTGGGCCGTTTTTGCGCTTACACACCATCTTCTAGTACAATTCGCTGCTTATCAAGCAGGAAAGGGACTGAAGTGGTTCACCTTATATGGTCTGTTAGGGGATGACGTAGTCATTGGTGACTCAGATGTCGCGAAAGCGTATCTGCTTCTGCTGCAAGCAATTGGTGTGGAAGTTGGATTGGCTAAGAGTTTAATCTCGGACGCCGCCACATTCGAGTTCGCAAAACGAACTTTTAGGGTTACCCCGGATGGTGGTCTAGTGGATATAGGGGGGATTTCGCTTGATGCGATCGGAGCAGCTATCACGGATCCGTCCGTGTTAGAAGCTTTACTCCTGCAAACCAATGCGAGAAGCGCCAGAGATGGTCTTCGAATAGCCGCTAGAATCCTTGGTTACGGGTTCAGGGCGAGATCGGCGCTGGGAAGCGCCTTCTCCAGTATGAACCCACGTCTTATGGGACTGTCTTTACTGTTAACGCGTCCGTCAAGTATTTGGGCTATGCCCTTTACTCAATGGCTTCTGCAGGAAACTGTGGAAGTGCCCCAGATCATCAGAGATGATGAAATGGGGGTACTCTCGGATTCAGTAAGACAGCGTTTAGCAGACACTGCAAAGAAACTTGTGGATGTACGGCTGCGGGCCCTGCAAGATTGGGGGATCCCAGTTAGCTCAAGCGGTAACGCTGAGTCAAAACTCTCCGTTCACGTTCCTCATTCAATGAGATACTCTTTCCTTCTCCCAAAAGGGAAGGAAGAATTTGAACGTGTCCAGGCACCTCTCTATGAGAAGTTCCTGGCGGAGTGGGTCTTCAAGCCCTTGCTGGATCAAGTCAGGTCTGACCTCGACCAGCTGCTAATCGACTTAAACCTTTGGACTACAGGTGAAACCTCAGATGGGAATTTCTCCCTTGACGAGATTTACCTTTCGCTTAATCGGCTGATCGATAAGCTTCAAGCTGTCGATATCGAGATCAAGTTGTTCATTAGACGGGCCTCGGAAGAGAACCCGAATAATGCTAAGAGGCGCTCCGCAGCTGTAAGGTTGTGGAAAGCCTGCCGAAAGGTGGTATCAGGCTTCCATCCACGTCAGGATGGTAAGACCCAACCTGCTAAGAAATAATGCAGGGGTATTTCATACTATGGAGGAACTTTTGCGTTTAACTCACGTAACACA